CTGTTGATTCTTTGCTCTTTTGGTGGATTGAACAAGGCTTTCGCCTGTTTCTTCGATGGTGTTAAAAAAGGTCATTTTAAAAAGGTAGTTGTTTGGAAAAGTAATGATTACGGGCTTTTATGTATTGATCTAGGCAATCCAATGGGGCATATTCACTTGTCGTCGTTTCGTCTGGACTAATCCAAAAGATCCGAACGGTATCAACATGAAAGCCAGGAAAATTTTCTTTCAAAAGCGATAAATAACCGCCCATTTGTTTTCTATGATTTCCCTTCTTAAATTCTTTGTCTTTCGTCTTGTAATCACATAACGCAACGCGACCTGTTGTGACATGTTTAACAATTAAATCAAGGGTTCCAGCTATATCGTGTTTGCGATCAGCTAAAGCAAGTTCAACCGCTAACGCTCTCCACTTTTCAAGGTTGGGATAATTAACAAACGAATTAATCCAAGGTTGATATTCTCCAGCATTCGGTAGAAGTCCAGTATTCCACCAATTTTCAAGATGTTCGTGAATCGCTGTTCCGCGTTCCATTGCTTTAGAACGGTAGAGGCTCGTCGATTCCCCCGTCACTATCGATGACACCGACCTTGGAATAAATCGGTTCCTTTTCTTGTCCCAATATTTGTGATGTGGTTCGACTAACGTCAGAAACGGGTCCGGGGTC